ATATGGCTAAAGTTGCCTTAGTAGAAACTAAACCAAGTAGAACGGACTTTAGACGTGAGTTTGAAGGTGCGTTTGACTTTGATCAGTATCAATTATGTTCTGATCCTAAAATTAAAAAAGTATTAAAACGAGATTGTGATATTGATCTCGATATAAGTTTATATGACTGGATTGTACTAGTAGGTAGTGATGCGTTAAAGTACTATACTAAAATTAATTCAGTTACAGAATACTCAGGTAAAAAAGTAGAAGAAAAGTTTTTACCAGTTATCAACCCAGCAATGCTTACATTTAAACCAGAAGCAAGAAAGACTTGGGATGATTCAAAAGAAAATATTATAAAGTATATAAATGGTGAGATAGAAGAAGTTATAATTGATGAGTCTATTGCTTTCGGAATTGACGATACAGAAGAATGTAATACATTTATACAAGCAGCTATAGACCATGAAGGTGAGTATATATCTCTTGACTCAGAAACAACGGGGTTGTATCCTCGTGACGGATATATGCTTGGCATATCTCTTTGTTATGATGGGAAGTCAGGAGCATATATTAATACAGAAGTATTCGATGAAACTACAGAAGAGTTACTTAGAAAATTATTTAAGAATAAGATAGTAGTATTTCATAATGCAAAGTTTGATATGGCGTTCTTTGAATACCATTTTAATTTTGAGTTTCCAAGATTTGAAGATACAATGTTGCTCCACTATCTCATAGACGAGAACCCAGGAGGGCATGGTTTAAAGCAGTTATCTATAAAGTTTACACCGTATGGTGATTATGAAAAGCCAATGTATGATTGGATGGATCAGTACAGGAAAGAACATGGAATATTGAAAAATGATTTTCAATGGAGTTCTATTCCTTTTGAAGTAATGAAAACATACGCAGCAATGGATGCATTGTGTACGTTTTTACTTTATGAAAAGTTTGTAAAAATCAAACAGAATAAGAAGTTAGCATGGGTTTATGATCATATTTTGATTCCAGGTTGCCGGTTTCTAACGGATACACAGGACAATGGTGTACCATTCAATAAAAGAAGATTACAAATTTCACAAGAACTTATGCAAGATGATATTGATAAAGCCATTGCAACACTATATGAGAACCCAAAGATTGCAGAATTCGAGAAAATAAATGGAAAAGATTTTAATCCCAATAGTACAGTACAGCTCCGTAGCTTACTTTTTGATTACATCGGTCTTAATCCTACTGGAAAGAAAACAGGGACAGGCGCGCACTCAACCGATGCAGAAGTCCTTGAGCGGCTTTCAGAGCAATCCGAAGTCCCTCAACTCATCTTGGACATACGACAAAAATCCAAAATTAAAAATACTTATTTGGACAAAATCATACCGCAACTGGATCGAGATAGCCGACTACGTACAGGTTTTAATCTTCACGGTACTACTAGCGGGCGTCTTAGCTCTAGCGGTAAACTTAACATGCAGCAGTTGCCTCGGGACAATCCCATTGTAAAAGGCTGTATCAAAGCATCAGAAGGGCATCGTATAGTTGCAATGGATTTAACTACTGCAGAAGTATATGTTGCTGCAATATTAGCAAAGGATGAAGCACTCATGGAAGTATTTCGTTCTGGCGGTAACTTTCATAGTAGTATTGCGAAAACAGTATTTAGACTACCCTGTCCTGTTGAAGATGTAGATATGCTGTATAAAGATAAAAGACAGGCTGCCAAAGCTGTAACCTTCGGTATCATGTACGGTGCAGGGCCGAAAAAAATTAGTGAACAAGTTACAAAAGATTCTGGCACATACTTTAGCCAGAATGAGGCCAAGGAGGTTATTGATGATTACTTTACTTCTTTTCATATGCTTAGGAAGTGGATTGACGCTAGTCAACGGTTTATTGAGCAAAATGGATTTATATACAGTTTCTTTGGAAGAAAAAGGAGACTCCCTAACGTTAAATCATCTGACGCTGGAATCAAAAGTCATTCCATTAGGAGTGGTCTTAATTTTCTGGTGCAGTCTGCTGCTTCTGACATTAACTTACTTGGAGCTATAGATATGGGTGAGTATATACGAGTAAACAAAATGAAGTCTCGTATATTTGCATTAGTACATGACTCTATTCTTGCCGAAGTACCTAATGATGAAGAGCAAGAATACTGTGAGTTTTTACAACATTTTATACAATTAGACAGAGGGATAAAGATCCCTGGAGCCCCGGTTGGATGTGACTTTGAAATAGGAGATGACTATTCAATGGGCAAATTCGAGAAACAATATGGCTTACTCTGAGAAGGTATTAGATCATTATGAAAGACCAAGAAACGTTGGAAGATTTGATGAAAGCGCTAGATCCGTGGGCACAGGTATGGTTGGAGCACCTGCTTGTGGTGACGTTATGCGACTACAAATTAAAGTCACTGAGGAAGGAGTCATTGAAGACGCTAAGTTTAAAACTTACGGATGTGGATCGGCAATTGCATCGAGTTCTTTGCTTACCGAGTGGGTTAAGGGAAAGACACTTGAAGACGCTCGTAAGATCAAGAATACCGAGCTTGCTACAGAACTTAGCCTACCCCCAGTAAAAATACATTGTAGTGTTCTTGCCGAAGATGCTATAAAAGCCGCTATAAGCGATTATGAGGGAAAAAATGTTGACTATAACTGCCAATGCGAAGAAGTATCTTAAAGAACAACTAAAGAAGAAAGGTCACAAATATGCAGGTCTTAGTTTAAAACCAAGTGGTTGCGCTGGATTTGAATATGTTTGGGACTATGCAGACGAAGATCATAATGGCCGAGTTGTTGCAGACTTAGTAATAGTTGAAGAAAATGCAGAGTTTGCTGTTGCTGGAAGTGTAATTGATTACAATTCTAGTCTGGGTGGCGATGCAATTACAATTACGAATCCAAATGCACAGGATGCCTGTGGATGTGGAGTTAGTTTTAATTTAGGAGTAATAAGTGGTTGACAAATGGAAAATATTAATTATGTTAATAACTTTCGAGATAGTATTACATCTTCTCGAAATAGCTATAGATGTGCTACAATGGATAGGATAAGTAAATATAGTGTGAGTTGGACAAATTTAGAAGGCACTGCAATATACGCAGATATGCACAGTGTTGGACCTTATACCTATGCAAAAATATTAGAAGGACAAGGTAATACTGATATTAAAATTTATTTTAGAGGAGAACTCATTGATCATTACGTACAAGGACGTTCCACGCGTAACATTTCCAGCCTTCAAGATTCCCAGTAGTAACTGGCATCGAGAAGATGGACTGCTATTTGTAGATGATAAAATAGTAGACGATTGTAATATGCATGGAGCAACTATTGGTATAAGACGTATGCAAAGTCATATGGATTTAATGCCGTTAAAAAAGTCTGTAGATAGTCACTTAGGTATGATAAAGCAAAATGGAAATACCTATATAGATACTGCAGGTAATCCTTTCATTTATGAAAAAACTATATGGTGTAAGTTAAAATACTATAGTATTCGTAAAGTAGAACAGAAAATAGTTGCATCAGTTCTACATCTGAACGGGGTCAAAGCACCTTTCACAATTCCAAGACCTCCACACTCAGATATGCTTTGGGCAGGACTACTACATTTGTATGGATTGCCTTGGATGCTGTATGAGTATTCTAAAGAAAAAGTAAAAGATACTAGACGAAAAGTCTAAATACTTCTTGACATAAAACCCATTTTTAGGTATAATATACACTATGAATATTTTTATACTTGACGAAAATCACGACAAATGTGCAGAGTATCATGTTGACAAACATATTGTCAAGATGCCTCTAGAAGCTGCACAAATGATATGTACTACAATGTGGATTGACAAATACATTGGCTTTGCACCTAGAAAGCTAACAAAAGAAGAGTTAGCACTTCTCAGAGAGAAAAAGACAAATGAGCCGAGAGACTTTCCATACCTACCAACTATGCACAATCACCCTTGTACTATTTGGGCACGTACTACTCTGGATAACTATGAGTGGTTGGTCTGCTATGCTATTGCACTCAACGAAGAGTACCGATACAGATATGGCAAAGACCACAAATCAGTGTGCAATGTTATACTTAAGTTACCCGAGCCAGTCTCCCTACCTCGGGATAAACTTACACCATTTGCACAAGCTATGCCAGATGAACTCAAAGGTTCAGACGGAGTGACAGCATATCGTAGATTTTATCATAAAGATAAAGCTACATTCGCCTCGTGGAAACACAGAGACAAACCTTCTTGGTGGAATGAAGAAGAAGCCAGTTACGATATAAGAATCACAGCTTAGGAGAATATTATGTATGAGATGCCAATCGCAGGGATGGTAGTGATAGGTACTACCATAGCTTTAGTAGTTTTGTTTTTCTTTGCAGTAAGTAGACGCAAGTGAAAACACAAGCATTTATTTCTGTATTTAAAGTACGAATAGACAAACTAAGAAAATCTATTAAACTCGAGTTAGAGAAAACTAAGTCGGAGAGACGTAGAGAAACATTAAAGTCTTGGATTAGAGATATAAAAAGACTTCAAACAGTAATTGATGAAGCAAAACGTGAGAATACTTGCCCCCATTGTGGAGGAGAGCTAGATTGAAGGCAGTTGTTAGTAACAGGATTTATCTTGAAGTAACACACCAGTATAAAGAAGTTTTAAGTAAAGAACTGACATATACTGTGCCTTCGCACAATCCAAATGATCCGCCTATCGTCATAAAGAATATGGCACGAGTTCGAGATAACTTAGTGAGTATTCCAATCGGAAGAACGGATTTGATACCAAATGATTACGAAGTAGTTGATAAGCGTATTGAGATACCAGCAGACTTTCCTGACTTTAAGTTTGATTTACGCCCGAGTCAGAAAGACGCTTATGATGAGGTAGAAGACAATTGTATAATAAACGCTTGGGTCAGTTGGGGAAAGACTTTTACGGGGTTGGCGATAGCAGGAAAGCTTGGACAGAAAACATTGGTTATTGTCCACACAGTACCGCTACGAAACCAGTGGGCAAAAGAAGTAGAGAAAGTCTTTGGTATCACGCCTGGAATCATAGGGAGCGGAAAGTTTGAAATTGATGCTCCTATTGTAATTGGGAATACACAGACTTTATACCGTAACATTCCCAAAGTTAGAAAAGAATTTGGAACAATTATACTGGACGAAATGCACCATGTAAGTAGTCCAACTTTTTCCAAAGTTATCGACACAAACTACTGCCGCTATAAGCTTGGGCTTTCAGGAACAATTGAAAGAAAGGATGGCAAACATGTAGTATTTCGAGATTACTTTGGAAATAAAGTAATTAAACCCCCGAAGGAGAACTATATGACTCCTTCGATAAGAATCCATCGTTCAGAGATAAGATTTATGGATGGGGCAAGAATACCGTGGGCGAACAGAGTTACTGCTTTGGCAAATGATGAAGAATATCGTCATACTGTAGCAATGATTGCTGCAGCCTACGCAAAGAGAGGTCACAAAGTTTTAGTAGTAAGTGATCGAGTATACTTTCTTCAGTATTGCGCTGAGTTGGTCGGTGATAGCGCGATCTGCGTTACCGGCGAAGTTGCGCATGAGGATAGAGAAACTATGTTAGATGAGATACGAGCTGGTAAGAAAGATATACTTTTTGGAACTCAAGCAATATTTTCAGAAGGTATATCTCTTGATGATCTAAGTTGTCTAATCTTAGGAACTCCTGTTAACAATGAGCCCCTGCTCACACAGTTAATTGGAAGAGTAATCCGACAGAAGGAAGGCAAGAAAGATCCTGTAGTTATAGATATTCATTTGAAAGGGAATACTGCTAGAAAGCAGGCTTCGAATAGGATTGGATATTATATGAAACAGGGTTATACCATAAAGGAACTTTAAAAAAATAGTTCTTGACATGAACTTCATTTTTTGATATAATATGTTATTCTATAATTGGAAAAAAATCTTTGATACATGCGAAGGCAATTCCATTGAAATGGTAAGAGTCTTAAAGATGTTAGCATTTAATCAGATTCCTAAAAATAAATACGATAAAATCTATCGTTATTCAACTATAAATTTTAAGGGTGAGTCTTTTCTTGTACATCCAGATGTCCTTTTATATAATGAGTACGAATATGGCTATAAAGATGTATGTATATATGTTGCTGTAGCCAGCCTAAGACCTTATGCAGATTATGTAGCATATGGCAAAACAACGCTTGATTTACTGCATTTGCCAGTAGATCCTTTTATATTTTTACAAAACTTTAGCCTACTTCGTGTGATAGGTGACCAGATTCACTTTAAATACGAAGAAGCCCCAACGGAGAAACATTAATGGCAATATCATTTAACCAACAGAAAGGTTCTGCACAAAAGACTTCAATCAAATCATATCAGTACACTGATGGCGATAATAAGATGCGTCTATGCGGAGACATATTAGCACGATACGTATACTGGATCAAGGGTGAGAACGATAAGAACATTCCTTTAGAGTGTCTTTCATTCGATCGCAATACTGAATCTTTTAATAATAAAGAGACAGACTGGGTTCGTAACTACTACCCTGATCTTAAGTGTGGCTGGAGCTATGCCACTCAATGTATTGACAACGGTGAAGTAAAAGTTGTTAACTTGAAGAAGAAGCTCTGGGAGCAGATTATTACTGCTGCTGAAGACTTAGGTGATCCTACAGATCCAGATACTGGATGGGATGTTTGCTTTAAGAAAGTTAAGACTGGACCTCTGCCTTATAATGTAGAGTATCAGTTACAGGCTCTTAAGTGCAAGCCAAGTGCTTTAAGTGAAGACGACAAAGCACTTTATGCGGATCTCAAGTCTATGGATGACGTAATGCCTCGTCCAACTCCTGACGCTCAGAAAGAATTGCTTGACAGAATACGTGAAGCAAGTACTACTGAGGTAGATGAAACCCTAGAAGCTGAGTTTAATATTGCATGATTTTATTTACAGCGGATTGGCACTTGAAACTGGGACAGAAAAATGTCCCAGTAGCTTGGGCTACAAAGAGATACGAAAAGTTTTTTGAGCAGGTACACTCGTTAGAACAACAGTGCAATATGCATATCATAGGAGGTGACCTTTTTGATCGCATTCCAACGATACCAGAGCTTGAAATATACTTTTCTTTTATTCGCAATGTAAAAGTACCAACTATCATATATGATGGTAATCATGAAGCGACTAAGAAGAATAAAACCTTTTTTAGTCAATTAAAAACCGCTTCAAGAGATATAAACCCACTCATAAATATAGTGGATATATCGTATATAGATGATGATTTAGGGTTTGGAATACTACCATACGCTGATCTTCATAAGAAAGAAAGTATCGAAAAGTTTGATACGAGTAAGCCTTTATTTACTCATGTCCGTGGAGAAATTCCTCCTCATGTTAAGCCAGAGGTGGACTTAGATAGGTTTGAGGATTTTCCGGTCGTCTTTGCAGGCGATTTACACGCACATAGTAACACTCAAAGGAACATTGTATACCCTGGAAGCCCTATGACTACGTCTTTTCATAGGAATAAGGTTTCAACAGGGTATATTCTTATCAACCCAGTAGACTGGACATGGATGTGGGAGCCTTTCGATCTCCCACAGCTTTTAAGAAAGACAGTAGAAAGTCCAGATGAAATGATACCTACAGATATAGACCATACAATTTATGAATTGGAAGGAGACATCCAAGATTTAGCTGGAGTTAAGAACTCTGAACTTCTGGATAAAAAAGTAGTAAGACGTAGTACGGAAGCAACTCTTGTACTAAATAAAGATATGACAGTAGAAGACGAATTAGTAGAGTATCTAACATATATTCTAGAGCTTTCGAATGATAAAATTCCAGATATAATAGGGACGTATAATGATTACGCTCAGACGGCTACAATGGGATAATTGCTTTAGTTACGGACAAGATAATGATCTTATTCTTAATGACACAGCAGTTACTCAAATAATTGGTACTAACGGTATGGGCAAGTCGTCCATACCGTTAATTATTGAAGAAGCACTTTACAATAAAAATTCAAAAGGTATAAAGAAAGCCGATATACCCAATAGGTATATAAATGATGGATATAAAATTGTATTAACTTTTTCAAAAGACGAAGATATTTATAGTGTAAATATTAATCGCAAAACGAATATAAAAGTTAAACTAGAGAAAAACGGTGAAGACATCTCTAGTCATACAGCAACAAATACTTACAAAACAATTCAAGATATTATTGGTGTAGACTTTAAAACTTTTTCTCAGTTAGTCTATCAAAATACAAATGCAAGTCTGCAATTCCTAACAGCAACAGATACAAATAGAAAAAAGTTTTTAATAGATTTATTACATCTTGAAAATTATGTAGAATTATTTGATATTTTTAAAGAAGCATCAAGACTTGTTAGTTCAGAAATTACTGGAATACAAGCAAAGATAGATACAATAGAAAAATGGTTAGTAGATAACAAATTGAAGGATACTACCATACTTCCTATGCTAAATCTAGAAATTGATACGGAAGAAGACGAGAAAGCTTTGAGGTTTTTGGAGAAAGAAATTGAAAATATCTCCGAAAAAAATAAAAAAATCTCACAAAATAATCATTTCAAAGAAGCATTGCAACAAATCAATATACAAGAGGCACAGTCCTCTACTATAGAGGGAGTAGAATCATACGATCATCTCCAAGCAGAGTTAGGTGAGCATAAAGGAACTTTAACGGGGTCTCAACGCCTCATAGAAAAGTTAAATAAATTAGGAGATGTTTGTCCTACTTGTGAACAGGTAGTAGATCCAGAGTTTATAAATAGTCTAAAAGACTCAGAGACTAGGAAACTGGTCGAGGCAGAGGATAAAAGTGGAGAAATTGAAAGAGAAATACAACGAATTAAGAAGTCAAATATTGAATTCGAACGTTGCAGAAAAGTTGAGAGAGATTGGGTGGACTTGTTTAGAAGCATTGACAAGAGTTTACCAGACATTTCTTTGGATAAAGGTGAGCTTGAAGGAAGGTTGGAAGACGTTCGAGCTAACTTACTTCTCGCAAAAGAGCAGCTATCTAGCACAGCTCGAGAAAACGAGAGAAGAACGAAGCAAAATACGCGTATACAGGTAATAGAGGAACAGACTGATAATTTTCTACAAGAACGTGGAGCAATATCAGAAATTCTTGAAGAGAAAAAGACACTTGTATCAAATTTAGAAATACTGAAAAAAGCATTTAGTACAAATGGTTTATTAGCTTACAAGATTGAAAACCTTGTAAAAGAGTTAGAAGAATTAGCGAACACCTATCTTGGAGAATTGTCCGATGGTAGGTTTACTCTTGAATTTGTAGTATCTAATGATAAGTTAAATGTTCAAGTGACGGACAACGGAAAAATTGTAGATATTCTCGCACTTTCTTCAGGAGAGTTAGCAAGAGTAAATACAGCTACTCTTATTGCTATAAGAAAGTTAATGAGTAGTATATCAAAGTCTCGGTTGAATATATTATTTTTAGATGAAGTTATTGCGGTCTTAGATGACGCAGGACGAGAAAAACTAGTCGAGGTTTTACTCGAAGAAGATTTAAATACATACGTAGTCTCTCACGGCTGGACTCATCCTCTACTAGAAAAAATTGAAGTAGTTAAAGATGGGAATGTAAGTAAATTGGAATGATAATACCAGAAGATATAGTAATTACTCATAAAAGGAATAAAAAAGTGGTAGACAGCAGGGCTAAAGGAGCACGAGGGGAATACTTAGTACGAGACTTATTAAGGGAACATACCGGACTTCAATTTGAAAGAGTGCCAATGTCAGGTGCTTTAGAATATTTGAAAGGGGATTTGTATATACCTAACCAAAATAACAGCTATTGTATAGAAGTAAAAAATTATGCAGATTCCCCATTGTCTGATAAAGTCCTAACTCAGCAAAAAACAAATAATATAATACGTTGGTGGCGAAAACTTTTAGTACAAGCACATGGAGGAAATCAACAACCATTATTATTTTTTAAATATAATCGGTCAAAAGTGTTTGTTTGTACGGAAGAAGAACCAGAAACTGTAAAAAACTATGTTTACATAAGCCCACTACAATGCTACGTTATGGTAGCTGACGAGTGGTTAACCTCTGAAAAGATAAGGTTTATAGGAAGTGGCTTTTAAATTTAATTCACAAGAAAAAGAAGGAACGCTAATAGTTGATGCCTTGAACTTAGCATTTCGATGGAAACACCAAGGTAGAACAGATTTTAGGTATGAGTACCAAGAGACGGTAAAATCTTTAGCAAACTCATACAAGTGTAAAAATGTAATTATAACAGCAGACGAAGGATCATCTAGCTATAGAAGAAATATACTTCCTGACTATAAGCAAAATAGAAAGGAAAAGTATGCAGATCAAACTCAAGCTGAGAAAATTGCATTTGAAGAATTTTTTGAAGAATACCAAGCAACATTAGACATGTTAGACTGGCCTTTACTTCAATTTAAAGGAGTAGAAGCAGATGATATTGCAGCACATCTTGTAAAAGAAAAAGAAACATATGGCTTTAAAGAAATCTGGCTAATATCGAGTGACCGAGACTGGGATTTACTTATACAAAATAATGTAAGTAGGTTTTCTTATGTCACTCGAAAAGAGATTCGGATTCAGAATTGGCATGAGCATTACGAAGTTAAACCTGATCAGTATATTTCTCTTAAGTGTCTAACAGGCGATAAAGGAGATAACGTTCCTGGGATAACAGGTATTGGTCCAAAGAGAGCAAAAGATTTAATTATTAGCTACGGCAATGCAATGAATATTTATGACTCTATTCCGATACCAAGTAAGTACAAGCATATTCAAGAGTTAAATGCAAATGCAGAGCGTATTCTTCAAAATTATGAATTAATGGATTTAGTAACATATTGTGATGATGCAATTGGGTCGGATAACATTTCGAAAATTAAGGAGATAGTGTGTTAATTAATTACGATAGAGATAAGTATTTATCGGAATTCAGTCATAAAACATTGCAAGATAGATACTTAATAGAGGGGGAAACTTCTCCTCAAGATGCGTTTGCACGAGCGGCAAAAGCATTTTCAGATGATGATGCACACGCACAGAGGTTGTATGACTATGTTAGTAAACTTTGGTTTATGTTTTCTACTCCTATCCTCAGTAATGGCGGAACATCTAGGGGGCTTCCTATTAGCTGTTTCCTTAACTACGTTGAGGATAGTAGACAGGGACTCACCGGACACTACACTGAGAACGCTTTTCTTTCTAGTGTTGGTGGTGGTGTGGGCGGTTATTGGAGTCATGTTAGAAGCGTAGGCTCTAAAACTTCGAATGGATCTGAAAGTACTGGTGTTATTCCTTTTATGAAAGTAGTAGATGCAGAAATGTTAGCTTTTTCACAAGGAGTCACAAGGAGAGGAAGTTATGCAGCATATTTGGACATATCTCATCCAGAAGTTGAAGAATTTTTGGATGTTCGTAAACCTACAGGTGGGGACGTCAACAGAAAGTCTGTCAATTTACATCACGGTATTCTTGTTGGTGATGATTTCATGGGGCTTATAGAAGGCGCTACAAGAGAGGAAGGGTTTGACGACTCTTGGGATTTGATAGATCCACATACAAATCAAGTAACAAAAACAGTTTCTGCAAAAACTCTTTGGGTTAAATTAATTCAAAATAGAGTAGAAACTGGTGAACCTTACATTATGTTTAAAGATACAGTTCAGGCAGCATTACCTCAGTTTCAAAAAGATGCAGGATTAAATGTACACCATTCAAATCTGTGTTCTGAAATTACTCTTCCAACAAGTGAAGATAGAACTGCAGTATGTTGTCTATCAAGTGTAAATCTGGAAGAGTTCGATGAGTGGAAACATGATGATAATTTTATTCCTGATCTTATTCGTATGCTAGATAATGTTATTAGTTATTTTATTGAAAATGCCCCAATGCATTTAGTAAGGGCTGTATACAGTGCATCTAGAGAAAGAAGTTTAGGTCTTGGAGCAATGGGATTTCACGCATACTTACAACGGCATAATCTTCCTTTTGAGAGCGCATCAGCAAAAGGTGCGAACATGAAAATGTTTCAGCACATAAAATGGAGAGCAAAGGATGCAACTAAAAAATTGGCTGAAGAAAGGGGTGAATGCCCTGATGGAGTTGGTTATGGCGTTCGTAACGCTCATCTTCTGGCTGTGGCTCCTAATGCTAGCAGTAGTATTATATGTGGTAATACTTCTCCCAGTATTGAGCCTTATAGGGCTAATGCATTTACACAGAAAACTAAAAGCGGATCTAGCCTACTCAAAAATGAGTACTTAGAACATATTCTACAAGAGCTAGACCAAGATACAGATGATGTATGGAAGAGTATTATTACAAATAATGGCTCAGTACAACATCTAGACTTTTTAGATGAATGGAGTAAAGATGTATTTAAAACTGCTGTAGAAATAGACCAGAAATGGATTATTGATATGGCATCTGATAGACAAATGGATATTTGTCAAAGTCAATCTTTAAATATATTCTTTCCCGCAGATGTGTCAAAACAAGAACTTCATGCAATACATATGATGGCATGGAAAAGAAAAGTAAAAACCCTATACTATCTACGAAGTGAAGCTATTAAAAGAGCAGAAACTGTTTCTGATGAAGTTTTACGACAGTATATATTTGATAGCTTAGATGATGAAGGCTGTGTAGCTTGTGAAGGGTAAAGTTTGGACAGTTTGGAAATATACAATAGGCAGTTTTAGTGATGAAAAAACAGCAGAGTATGATAATATTGTAGCAATGCTAAGAACTTTAATAGTAATTGTTAATGTTGTGTGTGCTTTTTTCATTATGACAAACATAGTACATAATTGGTGAGATATGAGTTTATTAGAAGAAAGAGAGTATTACAAACCGTTTAATTACCCGTGGGCTTTTGAACATTACAAAACCCAACAGCATATGCATTGGCTTCCAGATGAAGTAAATCTTGCAGATGATTTAAGAGATTATCGTGAGAAACTAACCCCTGGGAACAGAAGACTTATTACACAGATTTTTAGGTTTTTTACTCAAGCAGATGTAGATGTTTGTTGTGGGTATGCAAAACATTATTTACCAACTTTTAAACAACCTGAAGTACGTATGATGTTGTCTGCTTTTGCAGCGATGGAAGCAGTACATCAGGAAGCATACTCCTTACTTCTAGAAACTCTAGGGTTTGGAGATGAAGAGTATCAGAAGTTCTTTGAGCATGAAGAAATGTTGGCAAAGCATGAACATCTCAATAACTTTGGTATGGACACTCCGATGGATATTGCCAAAACTATGGCTATCTATTCGGGTTTTACAGAGGGAGTACAGTTATTTAGCAGTTTTGCTGTATTATTGAACTTTCCTCGTCACAACTTAATGAAAGGAATGGGACAGATCGTGACTTGGTCAGTACGAGACGAAACTCTTCACGTAGAGGGAATGTCACAACTATTTCGAACTTTTGTTAAAGAAAATCCTGAACTATGGAATGATGATTTGAAATATGAAATCTACTGTGCTGCAGAGCGAGCAGTAGAACTAGAAGATTCTTTTATTGATTTATGCTTTCACGGTGCGGAAGTACCAGATTTAAGTGCTGAAGAAGTAAAAGGATATATTCGTTATATTGCAGATCGTAGACTCCTAGGGCTAGGATTGAAAAAGATATTTGGGAGTGAGCAAAATCCATTAGGATGGTTAGATTACATGTTAAACGGGGTTGAGCACACTAATTTCTTTGAGAACCGAGCAACTGAGTACTCTCGTGCAAGTACAACAGGAAATTGGCAGGATATATTTAAATGATAACATTAAACTTAGAGCTGGACGAGGTAAACGTAGTTTTAAATGCTCTTGGAGAATTACCAGCAAAGGTTAGTATGCCCGTTATTCAAAAAGTACAAGAGCAGGCTCAGCCTCAAGTAGCACCCACAGAGGAAAATGAATGATTCAAAAAATAATAATAATATTATTACTCTTACTACCCACTACAGCTATATCTGCAGAGCATTTTAGTGGAATGATCGGTGTACATTCAGATTATGTATGGCGAGGATATTCTCAGAATGACGGAGAAGTAGCTCTTAGTGCAGGAGTAGGAGTCGCATTAGGTGGATTTACTTTAGCAGCCTGGGCATCTCAAGTAGATTTTAATGATGATGCTAAGTATGAATATGATTTAGTTGCAGGGTACGATTATTGGGTAAATGATAATTTTAAACTGTCTGGAGGTTATATTCGTTATGCGTGGGATGAAATTTATGATACTATAGAAGAGGCATATGTAGGATTTAGTACATATGGTGTAAGTTTAACTTACTATCAAGATATTGATAATTCTGATTTAGATTTCGTAAATGCTATAGTAGAAGTACCTTTTATTAAAGAGTTTGACGTCTCATTAGAGTACGGAAAAGCAACCGGTTTTGACAACTATAAAGCCATCAATATCTCGAAAGAGCTTGGTGATTGGACAGTTGGGGGACAGATCGGTAGTGAGGAATCCACAATAGGAATAGTGTGGAATTTCTAAAGAAAAAGGGGCGAAAGCCCCTTTATTTTATTGCGGACAAACAGTAACTGTACCACCAACGCCAATAACGCCTGGATTAGCATTGTTAACACAATTTACTCCAGGAATCCAAATTTGATTATCATCAGTACTACTCGTATTTAAATTATTTATTATTTGTAATAGATAATTGTCAATATTACCAAAGTTAGTAGAATAATCAGGGAATGTAATATCACTATTATCCATATATTCCATTGAAGTATTCAGCGCATTAAACCCTCCTAGACCTAAATCCATCATATTATCTGAATTATTGCCCATAAGACCATAAAGTTCTGTAGTGTTCTGCTGATCTGCATTTATCCTAGATATCTGCGTATCTTTATTATATCTTGCCATTGTTTTAGTTGCATCATTAGACAACCACATAGAACCCAATCCAGCTATTGGACCGGCTAATATTTGTGCCCATTGTAATGCTTCTGATTTTTGTGGCTGAGGAACTATAGGAGTTTGACTTGTCATAGCTAAAGCCATTACTGCTGCTGTAGACGCCTCTCCTCCATTTCCTGCTATTTTACCTAGTGCATCGTACCTAGCTTTCATCATGTTTGACTGTGCTATAGCCGCGTTTTGCACAGCAGTGTAATACTCGGTACTTTGAGTGCTTGCACACCCGACCATATATGCACTAAGAAATAATATGCCAATGGTCAATAGTTTTTTCATGTAAACCTCCTATATTCTTGGGCTTAGCCCTATTTGTTAATCTGCATCTTCTATTGTTAGCGTACCCGCCGCTACTTGTTTTTGTATTTCTATATAGTGTCTATTCATAGGGTCGGTAGGCACTTGTAGTGTTTCACCATCAATTACTGCCCAAATATTCTCTTTATTAGGTAAAACAGTATCTCCCGCCATTGTATTTATCCATCTTGCTGATGTAATATTCATTTATAACTCCGCATCAAACATTATCATGTCATCTGTACTATTCGTATGTATATAACTAGGTGCACCGTAAGAAGTTTGATATATTCCTATAGCGCAACTTTGAGTATTCTTATAAGTTGTAATAATTCCTTGTGGATAGCTCGCGCCTGCGCTAGTATTAGTATTATTCACAGCCAATGTGCCCTCAAGAGAGAGTGTTGGATTAGCTCGCATTTTTACAGGAAATCCCAGATACCAGTAAGGATTCCATCCCGAGGTAGTATTGGCAGAAAATTGAAGTAGAAATGCATAATAAGTACCATCTGACGCTTTTATACACCAAAAGTAACGTTGACATTTTTGGATCTCTGTTGTATAGTCTGGTTTTTCAAACGTAGTTGCGCTTTGACCAACTTCTAATTTAACGCCTGTAAGTTCAAAAGTTGCATTTGCAGTGTTTTGCCATGCTTGTGCATAGTCTGTACCAGTTTTTCCGGAAACATAATTAGTCCAAGCATTAAGCGTAGCGTCAGAGGCTGTATCATCTGTGCCTTTGTCCAGACGCCAATCTATATAAAAACCAATACCGTTATCATCGTTTAGTACAATGTTTGACCCGCCAGGAATAGTTTTTGTTACCTTCGTCCAAGTGTTTGCTGCCAATGCATAAGAAGTAATATACTGTTGAGCAGTTCCTGAATCTGGCCCATAAAATGTAAACCAGTAAGTTCCCGCTAAAGAAACTTTAGCCCACCAAGATATCGTTATGTAAGAACTACCTGATGTATATTGCCATCCCATATTTCTTATATCTTTTGCTTCTGGTATGTAGCGCATTTGTGCATACCTTCCGGTATCACTACTTGTTGAAGTAACTGCCATTTTATAAGCATGTCTATGACCTTCGTCGTACGCTCCTCCCGAAGTTAAAGCAACTTGCGATTGAGTTATTGCACTTCCACTTCCCCCCCATAAAGAACTCCAGCGATCCACAACTTTAACTCCTGTAGCTGTGCTTGAGCTTGCTCTTTGGGCTATAGCCATATCCCCATTAATTATAAGATTAGGGTTTGCGCCCGTTACTGTACTCTTCGCAGAGGTTACAGCATTATCGGCAATAGAAGCTGTGACTACTGCGTTATCGGCAATTAGAGCACTTGTAATAGCATCATCTGCTATAGAGGCTGTTACAACTGCATCATCTGCAATAGCTGCGGCTACAACTGCGTCATCAGCAATAGCGGCTGCAACGACTGCATCATCGGCAATTAAAGCACTTGTAATAGCATCGTCCGCAATTTTTGCTGATGTAATAGCATCATCTTGAATAGAAGCAGTAGGTATTCCCGCACTCGTACTCATTAAATCTGCTAATCTTCTGGCCTTAGAATATGCCATTTAAGACTCCGTAGGCCAGTTCTGTGCCGCCATTACAGTTGCTAGTGCATCCACATCTCCGGCTCCTGCTATCGCTGACTCTAGTCTTGCACATTCAGTAATTACTGCGGCTCGATAAGTCACGGTAGCTGAAGGTATTGCTACATCTCTTTCATATTTTCGTATAACCATCCAATCAGTGTTTGAAAGTAGCTGTCCAGCATTATACTTTACTTTATTTGTCATAACAGATTTAAGACCTTGATTAAGAACTCCGTCAATAGTTTCATCTACTAAACGTTTAGCTGTATTAGTATACGCTTGAGTAGGTACTCCATCTACAAGAGTAATGTCTCCTTCGACAACAAAATAATACTGTTGATCTTTTTGTACTCCTTGCACAATTTCTTTTATTCCTTCGGTAGTTTTCCAGCTATTATCAGGTCCACTCGCAGGGAATGAGACATTTGGAAATAAACCTTTAAGAGAAGGACCTGTTTTGGTGATTGCACCATCTTTAACTATTGCGAACATTATTTTCTCCTTTATCTCGCGTTTGCATATTTGAATGGAAAGTCGGCAAAGGCCATGTAGAAAAATGTACCAGTATACCCATTTAAACCTCCATTTGTTGCTCTAAGTTTAAAACCATTTGATAGAATATCTACTCCTCCAGCATCATAATCACCATTATTTAAATTTATAAACATGTTTAGAGTGTTTGGATTAAGAGGATCTCTTGTGGTATCTACCATCCACCAAGATTCATCATTATTATCTATATATTTAAACACTATCCATGCCGGAGTAAAACCTGTGTGGATAAAAGGTCCATTTGCATTATTATTGCCTTCGTAGGTTCCAAATTTACTAAAACCTTCTATCTCTGCAAAACAAATAGCTAAAAAACTATTTCCACTTCTATTAGTATTTGTGTCTGTTCCTACACTAAAAACAGAACTTGTTGGGGCTGTATCATTCCAAGAAGTGTTATCGTCTGTAGTGCCTCCTGTCCAGTTCCAAGCTAAATAATCCGTTGGGTCATTTCGTGAAAAAACCCTCCAATTATCATTCGTACTTCTATTTTTTAAAACAATTACGGAGGGAACTTTTCCAAGTCCATGTCCAATGGTTGCATTACTTCCTGTACCCGAATACTTTGAAATGCTAATTCCTGCTGCAGTGTTTACACTTGTTCCATGAGTATTGATTGAGCCGTCCGTATTTGCACCGGGAGAACTTCCACCGCCTCCCGCCTTCCAGCTCCACATTACATAAGTTTGACCTGACTCATTTACTGCATCACCCTGTTGAACATCATTTAAGCGAATTCCATCCGTTATATAAGGCCCAACATAATCAGTCCAGTCTGCCTGAACAGCATTAGAGTGTGGTTTAAGAATATATCCAACACCAACAGTAGCAGTAGTAAGCACATGATCATCGGCTTCACTTCTTTTTTTAATCCAAGTCATGTCGGGATCAAAACCAACTCCAGTTATATCAAGGTCTGTATTACCAGTACCTGTATAAAGAACTGTACTAAAATGCTCTGAGGGTCTAACTGCTGGCGTAGGTAAGTTTTTAGTGCACAACGCTTTAAAACCAGACGGTACAGAATAAAAGAAATTACCTTCCCCTGTGGAATCGCTATTTCCACCAGCCGTTTTGCCTCCATTAAAAGTTCCATTCTGACCAAAGTTTAATCTTAAATCGGCAGTATTAGCTGGTGAACCACCATCTACAGATAAATGTACTGCAATTACTGTATCTGTACTAAACGTATGTGCCGTACCATTTGAATTACCGCCCGGATTTCCAGAATTTAACCATGTAATACTTGAACCGCCATCGTATCCTGTATAAACTTTTCCATTATCCACATCAATAGCTAGTGCCACTACATACACTGTGCCAGTTAATCCTGTAACTGTGGAAACGGCTGAACCCCCATCATATAATTTAGCAAAGTCTTGATAGGTACTAAAAACCATGCCTGTAAAACTAGATTGAGAAAACATAATGGCATCAGTGTTAGGAATAATAAAATCTTGTTCCATTACACCTAATGCTGCAATATTTCCTCCTGCTGAACCTGCACCTATTCCTACATAACTCTCTATATACCATTTTCCAGAAGAAGGCACTTGGAACGTACAAAAACTATTAGCTTGTCCATTTCCTCCTGATTGTGCGCCTCCGTAAGTTCTTAAATTTCCTTCATAAAGTTTTACTAAAGTTGTGTCTAGTGGAAGAACAGAATTTATTATTGGATAATTATTACTAGGCGTATCAAGTAAAACATCTGCATCTGCTAAATTTGTTGCTGTATAATTATTGCTTTGACCAGAACTGTCTGTACCGATTGCTCCTGATACAAATTTTAAATAAAAACCATTTGTACCGTAAGTTAAACCTGTGGTTTGCTTGGGAACCCACTGTCCTGTGTCTGAATTAGTTTCTCCAAAAGATGATGGAGTAAGTTGCGCTCCATCAATAAAATTGACTTCAGCCATGTAACCATCAAAAGGAGGATAACCTCCAGTTTGACCTCCTTCATCCCCTAACTGATGTTCGTTAGTAGAGTTAATTATAAAGTCATAATTTTGAGAAGGATTATTTTTTGTTCCAAAGCTGGTTTCTTCAACACCGTTGACATAAAGTCGTATGCGATTATCCGCAGTACCTTGTGTTGAATCAATAGCCCATACAAAGTGATACCAAGATCCAACATCTCTAAACACTCTATTTGTTACTCGATAGTTAGTATTATATCCCTGATATTGCATTTTTCCTTGATAAAAGGCGATATATGTGGTGGACGCATCATTTGTTCCTGTACCACAACAAAATATAGGAGAAGAAGCAAGAGCGTCTGTCGTTTTAATCCACGCACTTAATGTGAAAGTCCTTCTGTTTCCTGCCGACGAAGGAGTACGTTTAAGATGAGCTGTGTCAGCAGCATTAAACATCAAAGACTGCTCTATTTCATAGTCTTTACCACCTGAACTTGCCATTAATTTATGTGCGGTTCTACTCATTATGCCATTGCCTGTCCTGCGGTAAATCCGTACCAGATTGTTCCGCCATCTGAAGTTGCAAATACATAGAAATCATCATCTCCATTTCCTGTTGAAATTGTTGGTGCTGTTGCGGACGCCCAGTCTACTGAGTTAGGCCATGTAACAGTTCTAGCACTACTATCCTGTATCAAATGAAGTACAAAAGAAAAACCTGTTCCACTTGCAGGAGGGTTAGAGAATGTAAATGTAGTATTCTCTGTAAGTGTATGTTTAAAATAATTTCCTGTTTCACAGTTAATAGTAGTAGCATTAGATGAACTTGTAGGAGCTACATACGTTTCATTGTATGAGACTGCTCTAAATTCTTGATTAGCGACTACATCTTGGCTCTCGTCAATACTTATAGCGGGTGTTGTTCCTACTGCGGAACCAAGTCCGATTACTAAATCATCTGCTGAGTCGTCAAGTCCAATATGAAAATCTTGTGCATTTCCGTCAAAAACTATTTTTGTATCTTCCGCACCGGCATCTCCAATCGTTAATGTTGGAGTAGTGCCCGACAATAATAAATTATCAGCTACTAACCTATCTGCGGCAGGAATTTCCTTTATATTATTGTTTGTTGAATCTACAACAAGTGCGTACCTATCTGCCATTATTCTACTCCTACGCTCACCGTTCCGGACCTAGTTGTTACTACTATGGTGCCAGATGTTAATTCGACTGTAACTGTAGCGGATCTACCCACTACTTTTAAACTTGCTGCTTCTGCTGGTTGTTCTCCTATAAAAGGCATATTATTCTCCTTATCCTATTAATAGTATCTGACAAGAATGATATCCCAAGTTAGTCTCAACATGGGGAGCATTATAATTACTACGATAGCCAGGCCAAAGCTTATCACCCACTGCAGCCTCAATTATAACAGAAGCTACAAGACTGGAGTATGAGCTAGCATTCTCAGTAACGTTTGTCCATGCAGTTGCTATAATCATATCATCATGCATAAAATGTGCATTAGGCCAACTAGTAGCTGCGTGATAGTTATTATTAAAGTAGCAGTAATACCTTCCAGCTACTGGAACAGTAAATTCTCCTGTAGTATTACTCCAGTGACTACCAACATTTGACCAAATTTTGCCAAATGATACCGCTTGCATAGTTAATGTTGTTGCCCCTGCAATATTATATATAGCGCTAGTTTCTGTACGTAAAGAACCTCCGCTAACTGCACTTATAGAACAGGCGGAAAACAGCGGTTGAGAAGGTGTAACAATACGTTCACTACTATCGATAGTCATGGCAGTAGCGTCAGCACTACTTGTAATTCCAGAAACTCCGCCCGACATAGCAGCCCATGTTAACTTTCCTGTATTTCCGGACTGGTAAGTTAATGCATATCCATTCGTACCAGAGTTACTAATTTGTAGTCTAGCTTCGTCTACTGCATCATCTGCGATTTTTGCTTGTGTTACCGCATCGTCTGTTATCTCTGAAACTGTAATCGAATTCGCTGCTAAATCTTCCGCTACAATTACATCTATTCCAATTTTAGCGGAAGTTATTGCGTTGTCTTGAATCATTGAAGTAGTAACAGTATTATCATCTAAAGTAGCATTAACTTTTGGTCCTTCAAAACATATTATATAGTCAATTACGTCATTACTTGTAAGTGCACTTGCGAAAACTATTGTTGAGCCACTCACTGTATATGCAGCTATCGGTGCTTGTGTTACACCATTTAAAGAAACCATCAAAGATTGTGCGCTTACTGGTGTATACGCTACACTATCTTTTGTTAAATTGTAAGTAGCAGTAGCTGAAGTAGTAATTGCATCTAACAATACATTATGATTTCCGTCTGATGGTGATTTTCCTAAAAATGGCATTTAATTACTCCTAAAACGTCGCTGTGTAAACTTTGATTAAGCAGCCCACGTCAAATCCACCGCTGTCAGTTAAAAATCTTATCTTTCTTATTTGTTCTGATGAATCTAACGCAATGCGACCATTGCACATTATAAAATATTCGCCATATGTGTCATTATATGGAGCCATAAAATAGCTCCATCTTCTGCCATCCATAGCGACACTCTCCATATTTAATGAGCCGTACCAATAGTTTCCTGCTGCGCTCCAGCCATTCAACTGAATACCATCGTTATTCTCAGCAAGACTGGGAGCACTACCATGACTCCAATAAGTTGAAGTATTACCGTAGTACCCTGCGCCTTTAATGGTTCCAGCTGCATTTCCTACTTTTATTTTAACCAACTCTGCGCTTGCTTGAGACAAACTATAAAATACAGCTTTTATTTGATTTACGTCAGCTGGAATAGTAAAATCTATATTATTTTGCCCACTTGTTGTGGTTACTAAACCTTCGGTGGTTGCAGTCCATTGTTTCGCATTTTCAAATGCAGGAGGGCTTCCTGCTCCAGTACTTGTTAAAACTTGTCCATCTGTTCCTGGCCCTACAGCTACTGGGTCACCAGAGGCATCATAAGTTATAATCTGCCCGTCAGTTCCGCTAGCCATCTTGGCGAGGGTTACTGCGTTATCCTGTATTTCGGAAACCGTAACGGCATTAGCAGCGATATCTTCTGCAAGAATTACATCAGCACCTATACCATGAGTATTTAGCTTGGTTAAAGCCATTAGGTAATCTCCATCATTCCTAGAGTTGCATCAATAGCAGATGCAGTCCCTGCTTTTACTCGTAACACATCTGTTGTTTCTAAAATATATTTCTGCCCCGCTAGTACTTCCAAGGTTGTTCTTGCTGGTATACTCACAGTATCAAGAACTTGGAAGTCTGCGTTTGATGCGGAAGTATCTTGCATTTGCACTGTAACATTTACAGCATTTGCTGTCTTATTACAAAGTGCTAAACCAAGAATTACCGTAGTTGTGCTAGACGGAACAGTATATAAATCAACATAAGCTGAGTGATTTACACTTGCTGCGAATGCATTTTTAAATGTATTTGCCATAATTTTATCCTAATGCGATTGCCAATGCTGTGGCGTCGTCTACTGATGCAAAGGTTCCTGCTCCTGCAGAAAATTCTAATTTGTCTGTGTTTATAGTTACTACATCGTTTGCTGCTGCACCATTTACTAATACTACTGAAGTACCATTTGTTGCTGCGTAATCTACTCCATTATCTAGTAGTACACCATTTAAAAATACCATTAATTCACCAACATTATAAGTTACTGAAAATGTAGTTTGATTACTTGTTGCTACAAATTCTGTTACAGAATTAGTATTTATTGTACCTGCTATGGTAGATACTGACGAAGCTACTGGTGATGTTGACATTTAATTCTCCTTATTCCATTACCGGTTTAGTATCTGGAAAATCTGAAGTACTCGGCCAGTCTCTTAATTTTACTCGATACGCAGCTATTTCTGTTTTCTTTGGGTGGTCTGTAAGCAAAGATATTGTATCAGTTCTTTCAAGTTCTAAATTTCTCCACTCTCGTGCATGAATTTTCTTCACATTTAGTATTTCTTCTTCTGTCTGTTGTATAGAAACATTTTCATGCGAATATCCCGCACTTGTCGGATACGCTTCTTGCGCAAACGCTAAAGAACCTACTATAGTATTACTTACTCCGTCTTTTGTTATTTTTATTTCTGGCATATTAGTCTCCTATGCTGGTTGGAAAAATAAGGACAAGGCCGTTTCCACCTGCCCCACCATAAGTAGCAGAACTATACATATATGAGCCTCCGCCTCCCGAACCTGCACAACCTCTTTGACCATAGCCATTTGCACCGCTCATTCCGTTACCCCCTTGAAAAGGAGCAGACATACCCCCCCAAAGTTTACTACTCCTAAGAAATCCTGAACCTTTAGCATCCATTGCGCCTGTTCTTTTTTCAAAAGTATGATCATAATCATCACCTAGTAATACTACTTCTGTAGTAAGAACTCCTGTAAAAGCCTCAACTGTTGGGTACCCAGTAAATTCATGATTATCTCCACCATTATCTGATGCACGATTCCAGAAATATGCAGGATTTATATCACCTTTTTCTACATTTACCATACCGCCTATGCAACTATATCCATAATTAGAATGTGCATCGGGAGCATCATTTCCAGTTGCCCAAAGTCCAACGGCTCCACCGCCACCCATGATATAAGCCGTACTGTTTACTGCTGCCGTTATTGCTGCACCTTTTCCGCCCGTAAAATTACCAAGAGTTCCCCCAGTTGCAGTTCCTCCAGCGGCTCCAGCTGACTGTGTACTATCATTACTAGCTCGCGTAACTCCTCCTGCTCCACCATTTCCGGTCATTGTACTAATTCCCGAACCTGCAAAAGAGGTATTGCCTCCTGTATTACCATTTACATTAGCACTAGAAGCGGAAGCAGACCCTCCTCCTGCTCCTATTGTAATAGTATAAGTTGTGCCCGATGAAAGGTCTAACTTGCTTACAGAACAGCCGCCTGCGCCTCCTCCACAAGCGCCTCCAACGCTGTTATTAGTGGAACCTCCTGCACCTCCCCCTCCTATTACATATACATAGGCTGTTAAGTTATAGGACGGAGTCCATGCTTGAGAAGTCATAAAACTTATAGTAGGTAGTTGTCCTCCACCTCCGCCTGCTGCTGCTCCTAATACTGCCATAATTAAATCTCGAACCAACCAATAGTGTCATCTACATATACAAGTTGAACACTATTGCCTTGAGGTAAACTACCATCTTCTGCTGCTGAATTAATTTTTTGACTACTAGTACGTCCTAGAGTTACTGTAGCTGATCCAGCATTACAAATAGTTATTGAGTCTCCTGCTGAACCCGAAGGTAAGGTATGAGTTCTAGCAGTAGTATCATTACATACATATTGTCCTTTCGCAGCTAAAGTAGTAGGAGTGGTTGTAAGAATAGTCCAGTCACTGTAAGCTCCTCCTACTGCGGCCCAAGTTAATCCGCCAGTGTTTCCTGATTGGGCTGAAAGAAAATACCCATTAGTAGGAGAGTTACTAACTTGTAATCTGGCCTCATTAACTGCGTCATCTGCTACGGCGGCTTGTACAACTGCATCGTCAGCTATCTTAGCTGAAG